GAGTAGCTTTTATTTCTAGCTTATTAAAACTTTTATTTGTTTCAGTAATAATAAATAATGGTAGTATAAATTGTCCACACCTCACAGGCATATCATTATCATTATCTAAAACATATTTTTCTCCATATATTTTATTACCCAAAATCATTTCATCAAATTCTATTAAATCACCTACCTCAAGATTGTAATATTTCAAAGGCAATGTCATTGATACTATATTGTGTTGATTCATTCCCCACATTAAATTGTATTCTAAAAATTGTTCTACTGCTTCAGGATAATTAGCAGACAAATACTTGTTCTTAATTTTCTTTGTACTCAAAGAATGGTCTAGCTTTCTGCTTTCAGATTCTAATGATCCATTTGTTTTAAGTCCATAATAATTAGTATAAGAAGAATTTACTATGCTATTATCTGCTATGTAAGCACCCCAGTTAGATGTTAGCCAGTATGTTGATTCATCAACAGAAATTGTTTTTTTGCTTTTATATTTTTTTGTGCCATAATCATAATCATATTGCAATTCTATTTTTGTTATAACATCTTCAATTTTAGTTCTAGAAAAATTGTACTTAATAACATCTTTGCTATTAATTACAGATACATCTTCTACAATACCACTATCTTCATTATGATATTGAGATCCACCTCTATATGTTGTTCTAATATCAACAAACCTTAATTCATCATTACTAAGTGTTGGAATAAGTTTGCTTGATTTAGAAATTTCTTGTATTAATTTTTTACTATCTATTTCTTTAGTAACTGAAAAACCTAAATTCCAATTATTATGCTCTATTCTTGATTGTCTGATTGATTCAAAACCAATGCCTTTGTTATAGCCTAATTCTTTTTCTAATATGTGGAATATAATGTCAGAAGGTTTATTAATAAGTACAGATGATGGTGTGTAGTCCTCCACAACTGCGTCAGCAGGCTCTCCTATATCAACATTTATTATAGATATACTAGGAACATCAGAAAAAGACATTAAATCACTTGATGTTAAGTTTTCAAATTGTGTTTGAGCCTCAGAAGAATATTCTCCATAAGCAGAGGCATCAATAGAAGAAGGAACAATTATAATAGTGTATGAGTCCTCTTGATTAACATTAACCCCATCTGCTGTATATGTTACAGAAACTTCAATAGTTTCTCCTGATGCTATAGAATATGAAGG